CTTTTCGTGAAACATAAATCTAAAAACTAATCTTACATTAAATTTGCGACTTTAAACGCTCTGTAATAGTTGTTAGATAGTGCTGTTAGATTGCCAGAACCTTGGTTAGTACCTTCTGCGAATGGGTTAGCAACTAAACCGTAACGAGTTTTGAAGCCAATTTTCGGTTGGAAAGTACCTGTATCAACTGCACGAACCATTTGTAATGGAACATATGGGCAATAGAACAGACCAGCGTCATAAGCATTAGAACCTTTGTAACCAACTACAGCAAATTCTTTAGTAGCATTAACTGGAGCATATGGATCAACATACACTTTAACGCGACCAAATAATGTACCAGCAAATGTATTGCCTGTATCATCAACTGTTAAGTTAGTTTGTGATTGTAGTGCTGGGTTGTAATCTAAAAGACCTGCCATAGCAAGAGCAGAAGCAACATCGCTTGAGCAGATAACTACGTTACCTTTTCCTCTACGTGTTAATTTTGCAATCGCGTTAGCTTCTCTTTCGAGTTGGAAAGCAAGACCTTTAATTTTCTCAACCATCCAACGACCATTTGAGTCTGTGTCTAAATCAAATGTACCTAAAGCAGTAGTGCCTGTTTGACATCCTGTTTTAGCAACAGAGTAAATAGTTCTTACAACTTCACGGTTAATTTCAGCAAGAATTTCAGATGAAAGAATATTTGCTAATTCTGTTTCAGCGTCAAGACCATGAACTGCTTTAAGGTCTTGTGCTAATTCAATAGAATATTCAGCTTTAAGAGCACGTGTTTTAGCAGTAACAGTCACTTTCTCAATTGAGAATGCCATTTCTGCAAATGTGTCATTAGCGATACCAGCTTCAGCCTGAGCTGTAGTCATAGCAGCAACAGCAGCCGCATTGCCTACGAATGTGTTAGCAGCAGCTGCACCAACTGTGATACCTGTTTGAGCAGTACCTACACCAGCAAAGCCTGTATTAGCTTCGTTGTAGAATGCTTCAGGACCTGATTGGCCTTCGTATAATGAACGCATTGCAAAGATAAGGCCTGTAGGACCTGTCATTGGTTGAACACCAGCAACATCATATGCAATTAAGTTTGGTAATGAACGGCGAACTAAAGAGATTAGAATCGGATCAAAACCAGCAACTGGACCAGTAGCAGTAGCACCGCCACCAAAACCACCTGCACCAGCAGAGTTTGCTGGAGATGCTTCAGTAATCATGTTACTTTTTGTCATCTCTGTAGCTTGATTTTCAAGAATAACAGCCGTAACCGCTTTCTTGTAAGGGTCAGTAATAGGTGCTAAATCTGGATGTTCTAGCACACCTGCCCATTTTGTTTGTAAACCTTCGGACAAATACATTTTATTCTCCTAAATTATTTCTTTGTTTTACTAATAGCTTGAGAAACAGCAGCTACGAAAGGATCAGAAATTTTCTTTTCTTCGGCTGTTTCAGCTTCTACATTCTCGTGTAATTGGTCAGCATCAGCTTTTTTAACACCTGATGGGAAGTAATTTTCACGGATAGTTTCAAGTTTTGCTTTGTATTCGTCCTCTGTGGAGAATTCAACACTTTCTGCAAGTGATTTAATTTTTTCAACTTGAGTATCAGTTAAACCTTCTGTCATTTCACGAGTAATTTCATTTTTGCGTGACTCAATAAGTTCTTTTTTATATTCAACACCACGCTCAATTTCTTCGTTAAGTTTGCTTTCAAGTTCTTCAACTTTATTAGCTAACTCGTCAACCAAATCAACTTTTTCAGCAGGAACATCAATATAATGTTCTGTGAATAGATTACGCATACCTGCGATAAATTCTTCTGTTAATTCAGAACGTAAACCAGATTCAATAGCAATTTCGTTGTCAGCCATCCATTGTTCTACAACATATGAAAGGTAGTCATCTACTTTTTCTGTTAAATCTTGTTTAATTGTTTCAACAGCCTCTTGTAACTGATTAGCATAATCAGCTTCAATTTCTTCTGTTATTTGTGTAACACGGTCATGGACACGAGCTTCAAAAACTGTAGAAGCTTTATTCTTGAATTCTTCTGAAATAGTTTCATCATCAGCAAACATTGCGTCAACATCTTCTTTCATTTTTTTCTTCCAAGATTCTTCTACTTTTTCTTCTTCTTCTGTATCATCTTCATCATCGTCTTTAGACTTAGCTTTATGTTTAGCTTCCTCTAAATCTTCTTCTTCAATGATATCTTCTTCCACTTCAACCTCTTTGTCTTCCATTTTAGCGGAAGCAGCAGATGGTTTAGCTTTGATTGTTGCTTTATTCTTTTCTGAATTATCAGGTGTTTGAAGATTCAATTTATTTGAATCGTCAAGAGGTTTAGAGTCGGTATTTTTAGGACCGCCTAAATCTTGCACCTCGCCTGGTAACTTTTGTGGAGGCATTGCTGGAGCCTGAGCCTTACTATGTGCAAGGATATCAGCAGCAGCTTCCATAAGTTTATTTGTTGCCATTAGGATTCTCCTTATGATTTATCTTATATTTATAATTTTAAAGTTTTCGTAAATAGTTTTCAAATAATTTCAAAGCAACTGCTTCGATTTCTCTGGCTGATGCTTTTCTGATTGCTTTTTTGGCACGGTCAAAATCCGCTTCAACGAAGCGTCCTTCAACGAACATCCATTCTTTGTTCTCCATGATGCCATTTACAAAAGCACCAGGTGCAGACGGGTCTGCAACAATATCAGCCGCTGTAGCAAGTTTCAAATCATCTTGCACTAAATTGTATCCTTCTTTAGTTGGCACGACTGAACCTAAAGCTCGAGAAGAAACACCAATGCTAACATCATTTTCAAGAAAATTCTTAACAATGTCTCCATAAGGAGTTTCTAAAATTTGAGCCTTGCCATAAAATGTATTTCCATCTTCACTCAATGAAACAATTTTATGAGACACTCTTTCTAAGTTAATAGTTGGTGTATCAGGATGTCCTAATTCACCTAAGGCACGATTTGTTTTTATATACTCCTCATTATACCTATTAACTTCGGTTCTAAGTGTGTCCATTTTATACATTCTATTGTTGCGATTAATTGTATCGCCAACTAGAAATGTTCCTTCAATGTATAATTTTTTCTTACCATTTTTTTCTTCTGTAAGAAATTTTACATTTTCTATAGTTTCTGTTATGAGTTTCATATTACATTCCTTCTAATGCAGGATCGTAAGTTGCCTGTTTAGTGATTTCAAATACAGCTGTACCGCCTGTTGTAACCGTGATTGAGATGTTACCAGTTGCATTGTTAGCTAACGCATATCCTAATTCATCAAAGTGCATTTCACCCGAATTAAAGAGTGTTGCAACAACTGTAGCGCCTCTACTAATTGCAATGTTACCATTTGTTGTCCATAAAATCTTCTTAAATGAAGCCTCTGTTACTGTTTCAGCCGCAGATGATTCTAAATCAGAAAGAGCTACTGTGGTTGTACCAGCGCCAGTTATTCTCAAAATTGAAGAGCTGTGTACTCTATTTGTTAATTCGTATGCCATATTATTTCAATCCTATTTTAATCCTAATGAACTTCTTCTACGCATTGACATTCTTCTTTTAATCAAAGAACGGCGCAATTTAGCTCTTCTTGTTGTTTTCCATGCACGCTTTAATAAACGAGCCTTTCTTAATCTAACAGTGGCTGGAACCCTTCTTACCGTATTGCCTGATATTCTATATCCTTTAATAGCAGACCGTCTTCTATTTTTTTGAACAGTAATACGGCCTTTT